CCGAGACGGCCATTCATATTGTTTTTGTGACCTCCCGTTATGGAGGCGTATGAAAATTGTGGGGGGTCGATTGGTTTGAGACTAGAGAAACAAAGAGGTTGAGAGTTAAAAGATTTTAAAATGGTTGAAGAAAGTTTGAGTTAAATGGGTGTTGGTTGGTCTCAATGATGTGACAGGAAAAAAGGAGGATATCCCTGATTTTTGACTAACTGTCGTTTGGTTTGATACCTATATTTGTGTTTCCGCTTCTGCGCCAACCTTTTTCAATCCTTGTAATTTTCTGGAAATATCCAGTTGTCGTTTGTCCCACCGGGTGTGACATGAGGTGTGCCATGAAAGGCTCACGGGGGAAAATGCTGTGTTGCTTTATTCGCGGCGGTTTCCGGTTGGGTTGCCAAATGACAGGTGGAGGTGAGGGTGTGCCATTGAGGCAGTCTCTTTTGGACCGTCATATTTCAGGATGGAAAAGGTTAGGATTTCGGTGCTTGGGCGTCCTTTGATTTAAGGCCAGGAAACATCTGTTGCACCGCCTTTCGTTTTCGTATTGTAAAGTCGATTTTGCTTTTCAAAGACTCAGTCGGAGCCAGCGTCGCAATCAATGCCCAGAGTTGCGCAAACGTCAGGCCACCTAGTAAAGCAAAGGAAAATGATCGAACCAACGTCGTGTGTTCCACTAAATAGTCTATCCTTCTTAAAACCGGGGCGATCAATGAGACGATCAGAACTAGCGAGACAATAATGGTCGAAAGGACCATCGGGCTAATCAGTTGCTTGATGCTTTTCGACTGTTGCTCTGCCTCGACGGTTTCAATTTTCCCATATATCCTGAGCAGCGCCTCTGGATAGAGAATCGCAATCCAAGCACCCATCACACCGAAGATAATGGCCGACGTGTTCCTCAGCGACTCATAGATCGGCAACTGCTCCGAAATGGGGATAGTGCTGCCGACAAAAAAACATCCTGCCGTCACCAGGGCGCATATGAGGATTGACAACGTATTCATCGGTTGTTGGCTAACACTCTGGTTATGAGACGACGCTTTCCGGTCAGCTGCGCAGCCAAAGAGGCCAGATTAACAACCTCGTCGTTTTCCCGTTCGATATGCAATTCAATTTCCTGTTTGACTATCGAATTGCTGAGCCATACCACCTCTTGACCGCCAACAAATTGGAAACCGACGTCGTTCGTCCACGACAGCCCTTCTTCGCTCGCGTTGTCAATTATAGCGTTGAGCTCTTCATCGGTTGGTTTGTATGGAAGGCTATAATTGACGTTTAACTCTCTGCTGTTATGATTGAAATCGTTAATACCAATTTTTTGCATCATTTGCTGCAGCAGTTTTTTCTCTTCTTCGACACGGGAATCGAGGATTGATTTTCTGATCAACTTTCTGATATTGGCTCGCTTTTCTCTGATGAGGGCGATCTCTCCACCTTTTCTTACCAGTTTAGCACGAAAGGACGGCAACAAATCAAGTACTTCCTCGGCCGACTCACTTTCTCGATAACCTTCTATCTCCACATTGTCGTCATCAATTTGATATTTGACAACGTGATCGCTGAACATTCCAAGAAAGCCGTTAAGGTATTTCACCAAGTTTTGCTGGCCGTTAAAGATATGGTGAAATCGAATGGTCGCGAATACCTGAAGATCCGGGAGAAACCAGAAATAGGTCGCGTATCCGGGGATGGTTCCTCGCCGGATTTTGTTGAGGTGGACCTGGGCCGAGCCGACCGGCTGGTCTCCAGAGACTGAAGGAACTTTGCCCTGAGTTGACGGAGTTTCATTCCATGTGGTCAGGAAATAATCACCGGTCCGGCTGTCCGACTCAATATCAAAACAGAAGACACGCAGTTTATCTTGCTCGCTTTCTCCTGGGGTGAACGTGCAGGTCAGTTCAAGAGGAAAATTCGGGCGAGTAGCCCAGGAGGAAAGCTGGGAAAGCATGCTCGATATGGAGCCAAAAGCCCGATTTCTCGTTCCGTGCTGATAATAACCGCACCGATTGATCTTGTAGAAACTCAGTTTCGCTTCCTCAGGCATGAGCTTTTTCCTCCATATTCAGTGGTGACAACGAAATATCATTGTTATTTGGCTTCCGCGAGCAATTGCCTTTTCTTTTCCTCCACCTTTAAAAATTCACCTTCTAATTCATGGTCATGGCCGAGTCCGCTCTTTAATCCCTCATCGAGAGAAGCGAGAGCGAGTTCAAGATATTTTTCTTTGGATCTCTTTGTCTTGAGTTTCTCCGCTTTGGCAACATGGCCAGCGGCGATATTGATATATAATTTCGTATGGAAGTCGTTTTCCGCGCTTTTCACCCTGTTCGTTATTTCTTCAAAAACGTGTGGGGAAACCACGTGCGAAAGCCGTTCTTCAATTGTTTTGTAACAACTTAGAACTCCTTTCATTCCGCTTTCCGCGGTCTCTCGTTTTTTGCTGGTCAGGGCAATCGTTATCGATTCCCTGATAATCTGTAAATTCCTTATCAGCTCAGCAGCAGAGGGGTTAGATCGACTGAGGGCATTATTGAGTTTTTTTTCTTCGGTCCAGTGAGACTGGGTGTTCATGACATAGAGGGCGAGGTCATCAATGTTCTGTTGGCTTTTCTGTCGTTGGCTCTTGTTCACCAGGAATATAAAGTAGACCGCCGCCGCGGCCAACACGCCGAGCCCCAACCAACCTATCGTTTCATACAGCCAGACAGAAAAGGCGACGACGAGCCCCAACACAACCAGTAATCCGATTAGCGCATTTTTCATGCGTTCCTCCGTCGCGCGGGTTTCGGTTCCACCAGATGGAGCCCGCCGGATGGCTTTCTTGTCGCGATGCCCTACTGCTTGGTTGGTATCGTTTCCGATCTACCTAAAAAGCCACGTAAATCAGGCTGCCTGCTCGCCAGACGACTGATCCTCGTCGCAGTTTTCGCCATCCTGGCAGTGTTGTCGCTTTAGTTTCTCCATCTCCTGGCGTAGTTCGGCAACAGCAGATTTCATTTCACTTATTTGCCGCTCGGCGGCTTCGGCCCGTTTATCGGAGGCGTCGGCCCTTTTTTCGGCGGCGATGGCGTGATCGAAATACCTGATATTGCGCTCCAGGGCATCAAAGGCGATCGGGTTGCCGCTGGTCAGTACACGCCGCGCGCCTTCCATGAGCTGAGCTATTTCCGGGTCTGGGTCGAGTGAGACGCTGCCGCCCTTCTCTATAAATCTGGGTCCCACCCCTGCAACCAGCCAATTGAGATTTATGTTGTAGGTTTTACAAATGTTGTGCAGGGCCTCTGTCTTCGGGGGGCGCCCATTTAAGTAATTATGCAATGTTGCTTGTTTTATACCAGCCCTCTCGGCAAACTTCTTTGCGTTGCCTCCAGCCAATTCGTCAACAATCGCAATTAATCTTTCGGCCAAATTCACGTTTATAGTTTCTGTGGTTGACATTAATTATGTATGTGGATTATATATGTCTATATCAACAAACGTAATAGACCGGCGCGTATCTACCACGGAGGGACCATGACCACAAAGAATAGTCAAACGCCAGTAACCATTAGGATCTGCGGCGAGATCAGCGAGATCATTCTTCCCCTGGGAACTCCATTTAATACCGTTCACAAGATCGGTCGCAGGCTTGACATAGAGCGATGCAGCTGTAGCGATAACGACTCTTCCCGAGAAGAAACGATGCCGATCCTTCGCGCCGTTGTTGATTACTCGCGCAGAACCGCCGCTATTCTTCGTGCCCACGAAGATCGATCACCGCATCAACAGCCGCTTCGGTCGTTTGCTGAAGGGCCGTCAGGACGAGATCAACGGCAGCTCTTTCCGCTGCGACACGGCTTTGCTCGGCTGTCTGCCGCACTTTGGTCGACTCTTCGTCGGTTAACGGGGCATTTTTTTGCAAACGAGCGGAAATAACTTCAATCCGGTCGAGTATCAGCGAGTTAACCGCGTGGATTTTAGCGAGATACTGTCCGGTTACTAGGTGGTACCCACTGTTTGAAAGAAGCTCGAAGTCCTTTTTGTCAACCATATAGAGACTCCATTTCTATGAATGATCTGCAAAAACTCATCAGACTGCGCGGCCTGACGATCCGTGAGATAGCCGACCGGATCGGATACGGCTACCACCTCACCCAGAAGGTCATCAAAGGCACCCGGCGGCGCACCAAGACCGGCGGCCAGGGCGCCACGTTCAGCAACCCGGCGGTCGAGACCGCGGTCGCCGAGCTGCTCGGCCTCACCTACGATCAGGCCTGGGGGCCAGGATCGCCGCTGGCGCTGCGCCGGTTGATCAGTCAGGAAATCAAAGAGCAGGCCCGCCGTCAGGAAGAATCCCTGCGGCAGCAATGGCTTTCCAGCGACACCGTACCCCACAGCAAGACCGCAGGCAATGTCTAAACGTAAACAAAAAAAAGACAACCGGCAACTGAGTTTATTCGACGTGATTCAGCGCTGTTCGACGGTCGGCGATACGCCGGTCGACGAAGGGGCGCTGAACTTTTCCCGCAGGCTGCGCCAGGCGCTGGCCGCGGCGATCGACGGCTGCAAGCTGTCGCGGCATCAGATCGCCGGCGAGATGAGCCACCTGCTCGGCGTGGAAGTTACCAAGACGACGATCGACTCGTTGACCGCCGAGTCGAAAGAGCGCAACCGGATTCCGGCCGAGTACCTGCCGGCGTTCTGCCGGGCGACCGGGGATCGGGAGCCGATCCGGCTACTGGCCGAGTGCGGCGACATGTTCGCCATGCCCGGCCCGGAAGCGCTGCGGGCAGAGATCCAGAAATATGCCGAGCAGGAAAGCAAGGCGCGGGCGGAGAAACGCAAACGGCTGAAGTTTTTGGAAGAGATGGAAAAATAGGGAGAGCGGCATGGATGAGACTTACCAGATGGAGCTGATTCCGTTGACCACGAAGGAAGCCGAACGGCGGGCCGAGCTGGAGCAACGGATCTTCGAGACGGTGCGGCAGAGCTATATCACGCTCGGCGAACTGCTGACCGAGATCGGCGAGAAGCGGTTGTACAAATCGACGCACCACGTGTTCGAGGATTACTGCAGGGACGTGCTGGATATGGCCAAGCGGACGGCATATCAATACATTCAAGCCTTTGGAGTGGTACGAAATCTTTCCTCATTCATGGCCGAACTGCCGGAAGAGAAAAAGTCACCAATTGGTTACTTTTTGCCCGAAGATAAAAAGTCCGCAATTGCGGACTTTTCTGATTCCGAGAAAGTGCGCCATGGCGCACAAACCTCGCCGCAACAACTCCTCCCCCTGCTTCCACAAAACGAACGACAAGCCCGAGCCCTGGTCAATCTGACTCCCGAAGAGCAGCGCCAGGTCTGGCTGCAGGCCTTGGAAACAGCGCCGGCCGGCAAGGTGACGGCGGCCCATGTGCGGGCGACGGTCCGGACGCTCAAAGGCGAGAAGATGCGGGAACCGGTGCAACGGGCGCAGCGGGAAAAATCAAAGAACGGGGCGCGGATCAGCGCCGAGTTTCACGAAGCCTTTAAGGGCTTTTTAGCGGCCGTCCAAGCCGAGATCGACTCCAACTGGGCGACCACCGACCGGCTGACGGTGGTGCGCCACCTGGACGGGATTCGCGGCGCGATCAGCGAGAACGGCAACCATACCATTCCCGCCCCCGGCTACCGGCTGGAAGCGAGCAATACCGAGAAGCTGCTCGCCGCCGGGTACACCATCTACCGGATGCTGCCGGCCAAGCTGATCATCGAACGATTGATCGGCAACGACAAATGGGAGGTGGTCGGCCCGATCTATCCCAATACCGAGAGCATGACGGTAGCGTTCGAGCAGCTGATGCTCGACCAGCAGAACCTGAGGGCCTGACATGGACGCCAAGTTGTCAGCACAGGAGATCAGCGCCCTGGTGGGTGTGCCGAAACGGACCGTCTACCGCTGGGCGCAGGACGAAGAATGGCATGGCACGCGGGAGCTGGTGAACGGAGCAGTGACCACCAGATACCTGATCTCGCTGCTGCCTCAGCACCGACAGGAAATGGTACGGGGTGAAGCGGCGGTACCGACGCCGATCGGCGCGGCGGCGGACGGAGCGCCGGCGCTGGCGACCCTGAAACAGTGGCAGCGTGAGGTGCTCGACGCCCGCGTCATTTTGTTTCGCTATTTCCAGAAGCTGGAACGGGAACTCGGCACCAGCGCGGCGGTGGACGAATTCGTCCGGCTGGCCGACGCCGGCGCTTTGCCCAACGGCCTACAGGAGTATGTGCCGATCGCCAACGCGAGGGGCCGGGGCAACGACCGGACCATCAGCCGGGCCACGGTCTTTCGCTGGAAGAAGATGGACAAACAGGGACTGATCGCTTTTGCCCCGAAGGATGTGGAGCAGAAAGCCCCGCCGCCCTGGGCGCCTTATTTCGTCGCCTGCTACAACACTCCGGAGAAGCCGTCCATCCCACAGGCCATGGAACGGATGGCGGCGCAGCTACCGGCCGATATCGCCATGCCGAACTACGGACAGGTGGTCCGCTTCCATCGGAAGCGCTCCCGGCTCGACCGTGAACGGGGGCGCCGGACCGGCTCCGAGCTGAAAGCGGTGCAGGGCTACCGCCGGCGGGATACCAGCGAGCTGCGGCCGATGGACGTGGGCGTCTGCGACGGCCACAGCTTCAAAGCGCGGGTCGCCCATCCGGTGCACGGCAAGCCGTTCAAACCGGAGATCTGCTCGGTGATCGACGCCGCCACCAGGGTGCTGGTGGGCTGGTCGGTGGGACTGGCCGAGTCGGCGACGACCGTGGCCGGGGCGATCCGGCACGCGGCCACGGTCAACGAGGAAAAGCCGTTCGGCGGCGTGTTCTCGGTGCTCTATACGGACTGCGGTTCGGGCAATATGGCACGGGTCAACACCGACGAGCTGACCGGGCTGTTCGATCGGATCGGAACCACCCATACCAAAGGCATCCCCGGCAACGCCCAGGGGCGCGGCCTGATCGAGCGGCTCAACTCGTCGCTGTGGATTCCGGCGGCCAAAGAGCTGCCGACCTTTGTCGGCAAGGAGATGGACTCGTTGACCCAGCGGTCGGTGTACCTGCTGGTCAACAAGGAGATCAAGCAGACCGGCCGATCCGCGCGCCTGGCCACCTGGCCGCAATTCATCGACCATTGCCGGCGCAGCGCGGACGCCTACAACCGCCGCCCGCATTCGGCGCTGCCGAAGATCGACGATCCGCAAACCGGCCGGCGGCGGCACATGTGCCCGCTGGAGATGTGGGCCTGGCACGTCAGCCGGGGCTGGGAACAAAGCGCCTGCCTGCTCAGCGATCAGGAAATCGAAGTGCTGTTCCTGCCGCGCAGCGAATGCACGGTACGGCGCGCCCAGGTCCGGCTGTTCACCAACGTCTATTACAACAAGATCCTGGAGCACTACGACGGGCAGACGGTCCAGGTCGGCTACGACATTCACGACGCGAGCCGGGTGCAGATCTGGGACGGCGAAGGGCGGCTGGTCTGCTACGCCCATTTCGACAAGAACAAGACCAGCTACTTCCCTCGATCCTTTGTAGAGCAAGCCGCCGAGCAACGGGCCAAGCGGCGCGCCCAGATCAAGATCGACCAGCTCGCCGAGATCGAGGCCGAGCGGCGCGGCGTGATCGAGGCGACGCCCGGCCGGGTCATCGAACTGACGCCGGCGGCCCCGGCCCTGAAGGCGGACCGCAAGGCGCTGGTCGCGGAAATGTCGGCCAGGACAGAGGAAATCAGCATCCCCACCGACGACAAGGGCAAGTTCCGCTTCTGGAACGAACTGCACCGCCGGATGAACAGCGGCGAAACGCTCAGCGATCGGGAAGTGCAGTTCTACGAGGCGTATCGAAAAAGCGCCAGCTTCCGGGCGTTCAGCTCGGTGTCGGAGACCCTGGGCGGGCTTCGGTCGGCGCTGCGCAACTAGAGACTGGAAACAGGAAAGCCGCGGGTGCAACCGCGGCTTAACCGGCCCGGAGACGGGCCGCAACCATGAAAAATCGGAGACAGTATGACACAAAACGGTTTCAACGGCAACGAAAACGGAGCGGCGCTGCACGGCATGGCGCCGCTCACCAACGTCAGCCTGTGCAGCACCGCAATGCTGCGGGCCACCGAGCGGCCCATCCACCTGCCCGGCCTGGTCTGTTTCTACGGCCCGGCCGGCTGGGGCAAGAGCAAGGCGGCGGCCTATGTGACCAACACCCAGGACGCGTACTATATCCAGTGCATGGAGAGCTGGACGCGCAAGGCGGTGCTGCACAACATCCTGCATGTAATGGGCATTCCCCCGAGAAAGACGATTTACGAGATGGTCGACCAGATCTGCGAGCAACTCGCCAGCTCCGGCCGGCCGCTGATCGTCGATGAATTCGATCACCTGGTCAAGCGCGACGCGGTGGAGATGATCCGCGATATCTACGAGGGCTCGCTGGCCGCGATCCTGCTGATCGGTGAGGAGCTGCTGCCCGACAAGCTGTCCCGCTGGGAGCGCTTCCATTCCCGCGTGCTCGATTGGATTCCGGCGCAGCCCGCCGATTTCGACGACTGCCAGGAACTGGCAAAACTGTATGCGCCGGAGATCTCCATCGGTGAATCGCTGCTGCGCAAGATCCACAAGCTCAGCGACGGCTCCGCCCGGCGGATCGTCACCAATATCGAGCTGGTGCGCAAGGAGGCCGTCGACACCGGCCAGGCCGAGATCTCCATCGGCCAGTTCGACGAGCGCAAGTTCTTCACCGGCAAGGCCCCGGCCCGGAGACTGTATTGATGAAGCCGCGACGAACCACCAGGAAGCCGGTCGACCGGCTCAACGGATTCGACAGCCGCGAAGCGATATGGACGGCGATCCGGGCGCGGCGCAGCTTCACCGTGAAAGATGTGCACCTGGACACGACGCTCGAAGAAACCTCGGTGCGCGATTACATCCGCGGCCTGACCAACGCCGGCTACCTGGAGGAAGACAAGGGGCAGTCGCCGGCGGTGTTCTCCCTGATCAAAGACGTCGGGATCGACGCGCCCAGGGTGCGCAAGGACGGCAGCGCCGTCACCCAGGGCCAGGGGCAGATCAACCTGTGGCGGACGATGCGCATCCTGCGCGTCTTCACCGCCCGCGACCTGGCCGTGGCCGCCTCGACGCCGCAGTGCCCGATCAAGCTGTCGACGGCCGAGGACTATATCTCGCACCTCTGCCGGGCCGGTTATCTGCGAAGGGACGGCCGGGGCGGCTTCGCGTTTCTGGCGCACATGTTCACCGGCCCGAAACCGCCGATGATCCAGCGGGTCAAGCGGGTCTGGGACGCCAACCTGAAACAGGTGATGTGGAGTGAGGACGGAGGCGGCGATGACGGAAAATAACCTGCTCGACCTGCTGCGCGACGCGGTGCGGCGGCACGGCTCACAAGCCGTCGTGGCGAAAATGCTCGGCTATTCGTCGGGCGCCGTCAGCCTGGTGTTGTCCGGCCGTTACCCCGGCCGGCTCGACAGCGTGCTGACCCGCGTTGAAGAGGTCTTCGGCACCCGCACGGTCGATTGCCCGGTGCTCGGCGAGATCACCATCGGCCGCTGCGCCAAAGAACGACGGACCCCGTTTTCCACGGCCAACCCGATCCGCGTCCGGCTCGGCCGGTCCTGCCCCGGGTGCCCGAATAACACGGATTATATCCCCCTTTAACAACCAGTAAGGAGACGATTATGACCGCTATACAAACACAGGCCAGGGCCATTGTCCGGGACCTGGACGACATCAAGGAAAGCCTCTTGCAAAACAGCGCCCTGCGACCGACCGCGCTGGCCGCCCGGCTGATCGAGGTGAAACGGGCCGCGGCCCGGCTGGCCGACTGCGACACCGTTGAACAGAGCGTCATGGCCGGCTACCGGGGCGACGTCCACCAGGAGCTGCAATCGCTGTACACGCTGATCGAGCAGCGCGGCTTCGGCGTGCTGGTGATGAATCGCCGCGACCTGCAACTGGTGGCGCTGGCCGCCGAGAACTTCGCCGAGCGAGCCCGCAACTACCTGCGGATGGCAGACGAACACGAAGAGATAGATAATCTGCTGACCGGTGAGTTTATCGGCGGCGGCGAGGAGGTTGACGATGCAGCCTAAGACCATCCCGGAAGGATACATGCAGGACGCCCAGGGCCGGCTGGTCCCCGAGACCATGGTCAAGGATATCGACAAGCTGCGCGACGAGCTGGTGCGCAAGCTGGTCGAGCGGGCCAAACAGACCGCCGAAGCGCTGTCTGCGTTCAAGGTTTCGGCGCTGTCCGAGATCCAGTCGTTTTGCGATCTGTCGGCGGCGGATTACGGCAAGGAGTTGGGCGGGGCCAAGGGCAACGTGCAGCTGACCAGCTATGACGGCCGCTACCGGGTCGACCGATGCGTTGCCGAATTCCTCGATTTCGACGAGCGCCTGCAGGTGGCCAAGGATCTGATCGACCAATGCCTGCAGGACTGGAGCAGCGACTCGCGGCCGGAGCTGAAACTGCTGGTCAACGACGCCTTTCAGGTGGACCGCAAGGGAAACCTGAACAGCAAGCGCATCCTCAGCCTGCGCAAGTTCGAGATCGAGGACGAACGCTGGCAGATGGCGATGAAGGCGATCAACGATTCGCTGACCGTCTCCGGCAGCCGCACCTATCTGCGGCTCTACGAGCGGGTCGGCGACTCCGATCAGTGGCGGCAGCTGCCGCTGGATCTCGCCTCGGTGTGACCATGAAAAAGACCATTCGAAGGGCGATCACCCGCGAGCGGTCGACAGAGGCCGACTGCCCGATCAACAGCACCTGCCTGTATCGCGACGAGCTGACCGGCCGCTTGATTCGCTGCGGCTGGTACGGCGGATCGCGGTTCGACCGGGTGGGCGGCGTTACCATCACCTGTAACTACAACGAAAGGAGCCAGGCATGAACGACATGAATTGCGATTGTTTCGCCGATGACGGCATCGAGCATCACCACATTCTCCATTGCCCGATCTGCGGCACGCCGACCACCGAGCGGGAGACAAACCCCGGCGCGATCGACCGGAAGTTTCAGTTCGTCGCCTTCAACCACTACAACCATAAGCGGTTCACCGAGGTGGACGGCATTGTTTTCCTGGCCAAGGATAAGCTGGTGGTGCCGATGCTGGAGACCTATCTCGCCCTGGTCGGCAGAAACGTCGGTTGGGCCAGCCCGGAAGCAGAGGCGGTGAAGTTGATGATCGAGCGGGTCGTCGCCTACCAGAAACGGAATCCGGAGATCTGCAAGCTGCCGGATCTGATGGGCGGAGCTGAGGTGATGGAGCTTACCGCGCCGAACGCTCCGGGCGAACGCCATTCCGTGTGAGGCGAAACGCCGGGGCGACCCGGCGTCGTCGGAGGGTGATGCCTCCGGCCTGATGATGCCAGTCGTTGTCAGAAGACAGAAACCAGCAAACAGAGGACAGCATGAAGCTTATCTGCCCATCATGCGGGGCGATCGCCAGTGCCGAGACGTGGCTGAACGATGCGGTGTGCCGCGAGGTGCTGGCGGCCATTGCCGCCCTGCCCGCTCCGCTGCCGAAAGCGGCGCTCGGCTATCTCGGGTTGTTTCGGCCCGGTGAGCGCGGGCTGTCCTGGCAGAAGGCGCAGCGAATCGTCGGCGAGTTGGTAACGCTTACCGGGGCCGGTTGGGTATCGGTCCAGGGCAAGGTCGACCGCAGCTGCGGTCCGACCATCTGGGCGCGGGCCATGGAACAGATGAGCGAGCAGCGGGATCGGCTGCGGCTGCCGATGAAGAATCATAACTACCTGCGCCAGGTGGCCTGGGAAATGGCCGACGAGGCCGACCGGCAGCAGGAAACGGCCGCGCGCAAAGGCCCTGCCCGGCGGGCGGTGAAGACGTATGACCCGCTGGAGAAAGCGCGGCGGGAGTTTGACGAGAAGGTGGCCAGCGGACAGGTCAGCCCCGGCTTCAAGAGCATGCTGGAGCGGATCGGCAAGATCGATGATGATCGTGAGGGAGGTGCGTTATGACCCAACGGGAAAAGGTTCTGCGGCATCTGCAACTATTCGGCTCGATCACTCCGGTGGAGGCCCTGCGCGAATACGGGGTGATGCGGCTGGCGGCACGGATCTCCGAGCTGACCGAAGAGCATCAGATCGAAACGTCCATCGTGACCGGCGTTAACCGGTTCGGCGAGCGGGTTCGTTACGGCCGGTACCGGCTCATTCAACCAGTGGGGAGGCGGTAATCATGTGTATCGGTGATTGGATATTTGTCGGTCTGTTGGCCGCTGCGTTTTTATGGGCGATGAATCTGGGGTGGCGGCTCGAAGTTCACCTGCCGTTCGTTGCCTTCATGGTCTTTTCCGTTATCGCCGGCGGCTTTGTTCTCGGCATGGGAGCACGGGTTTTGAAAGCTACGATGGGGTGGTGAAATGCCGACCAGGGCTGATTACGCGAAGATCAATATCGCCTGCAAGGAGTTGGGAATCGACAAGTACCAACTGCTGGCGGACCGGTACGGGTTGGAGAGTTCCAAGGAGCTGTCGGCCCGCCAGCTGAGCGATCTTTTTGGCCATTTTAAATCGCTCGGCTGGCGGGTTCGGCGGGCCGCGAAGAAGCCGAGCAGCCCGGTCTACAAGGAGCCGCAGCAGCGCAAGATCGTGGCGCTGTGGATCGCCCTGGGCCGGGCCGGCGTGGTGCGCGATCGGAGCGATGCGGCCCTGCAGCACTACGTAAAACGGATGACCGGCATCGATCGGCTGGAGTGGTGCGACGCGGAGGATACCAACCGGGTCTGCCAGAACCTGGTCGAGTGGTGCCGGCGTGAGAGGGTAGACCATGACGACTACTGAGATTATCGAGATCCCCGACGAGTGGCGACCGAGCATCGACGAGCTACCCGGCGACCTGGCCCTGGTGGCGAGCGGTATCGAGGCGCAGCGGCCGGGCCAGGGCGTGGAACTGACCCTGCTGCTGGCCCAGTTGTTCAAGGGCATCTCGGTCTATTTCCGCAACGTCGACGAGCTGCTGCGCGGCGTGCGCAACCGCGCGATCCGCGCCGACTATGACGCCGGGGTCCGGGTCAAGGAGTTGGCCTGTCGCTACCGGTTGTCGACCCGGCAAATCGAAAATATCCTGGCCGAGCCGGAGAACCGGGAGCAGCGGGCCGACCGGCAGATGAAGTTGTTCTGATGGGGTACTGATCGTCGAAAACCTGTATCATACCATCGACCGGGCGGCCAACGCGCCGAACTGACAACCATCCACCGAGGTGGCTTCCAGCCACCCCGTCCTTCCCCTTTTTCCCCGGCAACCGCCTGACATACCGAAACCATTCGTTATCAGCCCGCCGCAAAACCGGGTATCCAGATAACCGTAGGTTTTATCGTTTCCCATAGCTGGTCCGGAGCAGGGCGCCCCCCTGCTCCGGGGTTTGGAGTTTGACCTGGACCGAGAAGTGATGGACGAATTCGACCGGGCACAGGAGAGTGAGGAGCGCGACCGGCAACTGGCCCTGGCGCTGCATGCCAGGGGCCGCCGGTGCGGTCCTTCGGCCGAGATCTGCATCGACTGCGGGGCGAACATCCCCGAGGCGCGGCGGATCGCCATGGTGGGCTGCGAGCGCTGCGTCGACTGTGCCGAGCAACTGGAGCAAGGGAGGTAGGCGTGCAGGAAATCGGCGTGGTGTCGGCGGTGGTGGCGATTTTGAACACGATATCGGGCTGGAACCTGTGGGCGTTTGTGCTGTCGGTGCTGGTGCTGCCGCCGCTCTGCCTGGCCGCGGCGCTGTGGAGGTTGGCGCGGGCGATCACCGTGCTGCGCGACGAGGTCTTGCAGGAAGGGCGGGAGAGCCAGGACCGGTATGACAACAACGTCGAGCTGGTCGTCCAGTACGAAAAGATGTCGAAAGACCAGGCCCGGCTCTCCGACCGGCTGATCGATACGATCCGCCTGAACACGGCGTCCAACCAACGGCTCGCCGATCTTATCGAACATCTGCTGAGGAAGAATTGATGCACACCACCAACACGGGGCTCATGCGCGAAAAGCTGGAGCGGCTGAAGATCAGGCAAACCGAGTTGCGTCACGCCTGCAAGATTCTGGCACAGTCGATCCCGCCGCTGGTCAACCCGGCGCTGACCGACATCGAGGAGATGGACGTTGCCGGTGCTGCGTCGAAGATGGATGAGCTGGTGGTGAACCAGGGCGAGCTGCTCGCCATCCGCAGTCGGATCTGGGACCTGGAGGAACAGCTTGGCTAGCAAAGGCGACCGAGCATACCTGGAACCGCAGGCGCAGCGGCTCTATGCCGAAGGTATAGGTTTGTCGGCGATCTCCGAGCAGCTCGGGGTATCGGTTACCTCGCTGTCGCGCTGGAAGAGCGAGACACTGGTGCCCGGTCAGGAGATGGATGAATGGGACCGGGCGCGCAGCCAGAAGCGGGGCAACATTCAGCGGCTGCGCGATCTGTTCGAGGATCAGCTGTTCTACCTGGAAGGCCAGCACGCCAGCGAGCGGACCGCGCCGATGATGGACACCCTGTCCAAGATCGGCGCGCTGCTGGAGCGCTGGGACAAGTTGGAGAAAGCCCGCGCGGTGGCCGACGAAGTGGTCAAGGAAGTCACCAAGGCCGGCTTGACGGCAGAGACGGCCGCCAACATCCGCACGCAGATCCTGGGAATCTCCGCATGAATGCCCGCAAAGAGACCGGAACGCCAACCGATCAATACGTCCTCTTGGGCTATCAACAGCGCTGGGCGGCTGACCGGTCCCAGGTGAAGGTCATGGAAAAGTCGAGACGGATCGGTCTGTCCTGGGGCGAGGCGGCGGACGACACCCTGTATGCGGCCGAAGCGGCCGGCGATGACGTCTGGTACATCGGCTACAACAAGGACATGGCCGAGGAGTTCATCAACGACTGCGCTTTCTGGGCCAGGCATTACAACCTGGCGGCCGGGGCCGTCGAAGAATCGGTGCTGCGCGACGAGGACGACGACATTCTCACCTTCCGCATCACCTTCGCCTCGGACAACCGCATCGTGGCCCTGGCCTCGACCCCGTCCAACCTGCGCGGCAAGCAAGGCCGGGTAGTGATCGACGAGGCGGCATTCCACGCCAACCTGAAAGAGTTGATCAAAGCGGCGATGGCGCTGACCATGTGGGGCGGCTCGGTGCGAATCATCTCCACCCATGACGGCGAGGCCAATTACTTCAACGAGATCATCAAACAGATCCGGGCCGGACGGCTACCCTACTCGCTGCACCGGGTGACCCTTGACGACGCCCTGGCCGAAGGGCTGTTCAAGCGGATCTGCCTGGTGCGCGGTATGGACTGGTCGGCCGAAGCCGAGGCGAAATGGCGGCAGGATCTGATCGACACTTATGGCGACGGGGCCGACGAGGAGCTGTTCTGCATCCCGTCCCAGGGCTCCGGCACTTATCTGACCCGGCTGCTGGTCGAGCAGTGCATGGACGATGCCCGGCCGGTGCTGCGCCTGAGCCTGCCCGACGAATTCAAATACCGGCCGGAGCCGGAGCGAATCAGCGAGACCGCGGCCTGGTGCGAAGACCACCTGGCCCCGCTGCTGGCCGCCATGGCCCCGGAGCGGCGCAGTTATTTCGGCCAGGATTTTGGCCGGACCGGCGATCTGTCGGTGATCATCCCGCTGCAGGAGACACAAGGGGCGCGCTTCGCCGCTCCGTTTGCCATCGAGCTGCGCAACGTGCCGTTCAAACAGCAGGAACAGATTCTGTTTTACGTGATCGATCGGCTGCCGCGCTTCACCTTCGGGGCGCTCGACGCCCGCGGCAACGGCCAGTACCTGGCCGAGGTGTCGGCGCAGCACTACGGCAGCGGCCGGATCGCCGAAGTGATGCTGTCCGAGCCGTGGTACCGGGAGCAGATGCCGAAATACAAGGCGGCCTTTGAGGATCGCTCGATCCTGCTGCCCCTGGACGCCGACATCATCGAGGATCACCGGGCCTTCAAGGTGATCCGCGGCGTGGCCCGGCTGCCGGAGAGCAAGAACACCGGCAGCGACCGGCAGAAACGGCACGGCGACTCCGGCATCGCCGGGGCGCTGGCCTGGTATGCGGCGAATCATGAAGAGATTGTTGAATACGCCTATCATCCGGTACGCCGCCGCGAGCTCAAAGACGGCCGGCCGGTGGCGGTAACCGCCGGGTTCGGCAGGCTGGAGGGGGTATGGTGATGCTCTATGACCATCTCGGCAAGCCGATCAGGACCGGCGAATTGACGAAGGAGCTGGCCGGACCGAGCCTGACCGGGGTGCGGTCGGTGTGGGACCAGTCGGCGGCCTTCGGGCTGACGCCGTACCGGCTGGCGGGCCTGCTGCAATCCGCCGCCGAGGGCGACGCCGACGCCTATCTGTTGCTGGCCGAAGAAATGGAAGAGAAGGATCTGCACTACCGCTGCGAGCTGGGCAAGCGCAAGCTGGCCGTCTCCTCGCTGCCGGCGGTGGTGGAGGCAGCCAGCGACGAGCCCGACGACGTGAAGCTGGCCGACGAGATCCGGGCGCTGATCAAGCGGGCCGGGTTTCGCTCGCTGCTCAAGGATCTGCTGGACGGTCTGGGCAAAGGTTATTCGGTGTGCGAGATCATCTGGCAGCGCGGGGCGAAGTGGCAGCCGGCGCGCTACGAGTGGCGCGATCCGCGCTTCTTCGTCTTCGACCGGTTGACCAGGCGACGGGTGCGGCTGCGCGACGAGGCGAACCTGGCCGAAGGCGTTGAGCTGGCCGCCTATAAGTTCATCGTTCATCTGCCGCATCTGAAGACCGGCCTGCCGATTCGCGGCGGCCTGGCCCGCGTCGCGGCCTGGAGCTGGATGTGCAAGAACTACACGGTCAAAGACTGGCTGGCCTTTGCCGAGGTGTTCGGTATGCCGCTGCGCATCGGCAAGTACCAGAGCGGCGCGCGCAAAGAGGATATCGCCATTTTGAAAGCGGCGGTGGCCAACCTGGGCAGCGACGCGGCGGCGGTGATCCCGGAGTCGATGATGATCGAGCTGGTGGACAGCGTCAAGGGCGTCTCCGGCGCCAACGCCATGTTCGAGAAACTGGCCAACTGGCTCGACGCCCAGGTCAGCCGGGGCATCCTCGGCCAGACCGCCACCACCCAGGGGACACCCGGCAAGCTCGGGGGCGATGACGCCCAGGCCGAAGTGCGCAGCGACATCCGCGACGACGACGCGCTGCAGCTGACCGAGACGATCAACCGCGACCTGGTGCGGCCCTATATCGACCTCAACTTCGGGCCGCGTGAGGCATACCCGGAGCTGGCGCTGCGTGAAGCGGACCAGGACGATCTGACCCTGTTGACGACGGCCCTGGAAAAACTGGTGCCGCTCGGCCTGCGGGTGGAGCAATCGGTGGTGCGCGACAAGTACGGCCTGCCCGATCCGGCCGACGACGCCGAGGTGCTCACCGGTCCGGCGGCGACGATGCCGCCGGAGCCGGCCGCCAATCGGACCGCCACCGCGCGCAATCGCGCGGACGGGGACACCCCTCACCCGGCCGATCTGATCGGCGCGCGGGCGGCGGCCGAGCCCGGCTTTGATCCGCTGTTGGAACCGGCCCGGCTGCTGCTGGACGAAGTGGGGAGCCTGGAAGAGTACCGTGACCGGCTGCTCGATCTGTACGCCGATCTCGATATCAGCAAGCTCGGCGGGGTGCTGGAGCGGGCCCTTCTGCTGGCCGATCTGGCGGGGCGTTTTGACGCCTTATGATACTGCCGCCGAAAAAAGGCTGTAAATGGCCCAAATTTGAACGTAGTGGAATAAACGCCCCGATGGTCGGGGCAACCATGGTCCGTTCAATGAGCGAAATTCTAAAGATGGTTTAAACGCATAAGCCGCATGGATCATCCATCAGCCGCATACCTGGACCAACCGTTCGCCGAAGCGATCGATTTTTTCCGGGCCAAAGTGAACCTGCCGACCGAGCGCTGGGACGATCTGCAGGGCGCGATGCACAGCCGCGCTTTTACCGTGGCCGGCGCGGCCAAGGCGGATCTACTGGCGGACTTTCGGACGGCGATTGATAAAGCGATCGCCGATGGCACGACGCTGGGCGAGTTCAGAAAGGACTTCGACACCATTGTCGCTCGGCATGGCTGGGACTACAAGGGGCGGCGCGGCTGGCGTTCGGCGGTAATTTACGACACCAATCTGAGCACCGCCTATGCCGCCGGCCAGCATGCCCAGATGACCGATCCAGCGGTACTGGCGGTTCGTCCCTATTGGCAGTACCAGCCGTCCAGCTCGGCCGAGAAGCGGCCCGAGCATGTGCGCTGGTATGGCGTCACCCTGCCCTGGGACGATCCCTGGTGGCAGACGCACCGGCCGCCCAACGGCTGGGGCTGCAAGTGCGGTATCACCTCGCTCAGCCGCCGGGACTACGAGCGGCGCAAGGAAACGCTGCGCACCGAGGCACCGGATGACGGCACCTATGATCGTGTGAACCGGATCACCGGCGAAGTTACGCAGGTGCCCCGCGGCATCGATCCCGGCTGGGACTACAACCCCGGTGAGGCGGCCTGGGGCAAGCGCTTGTCGGAGAAGACCATGGCCGACTATCAGGCCGCCGGCGGCGACGCCTGGGAGAGCCTGACGCCCGGCGACTGGCAGGCCTCCGGACTGCCGGAGTTATTGACGCCGCAACCGGCGAGCGCCGCGCTCGGCCCGAAATTGACGAGCCAGGCGGCGGCAACGGCGGCGCTTTCCGAGATCATCGGCGGCGAGGAGCGGGTGTTTTCGTTCGTCGGGACTGACGGCTTCCGTTACGACCTGCTGGTTAATGCGGAGGTACTGGCCGGGCATGTGGCTGAAGATAGGACGCCGTATCTGCCGTTCGTTCCCGAGGTGCTGACCGATCCGCAGGAAGTATGGCTGCGGTTCGAGCGGCACAAGGGCACCGGCAAGGTGGTGCTGCGGCAGCGGATCATCAAGCTGTTGGCGCTCGATAAAGATATGCACCTGGTCGTCGTGGCCGACGCCACCGGCGGCATGCTGGCGGCCTGGACGATGATCCCCACCAGGCAGCGCAGTTATGTGAACAAGCAGCGGGACGGGCAACTGATTTATCGGAAGGAAGAGTGAGGACAGCGGACAGGCTGCTGCGGCAGCCCCGCGCTGTGTGACGGTTTACGGTCCGCAGCCCAACCGTCACAACCGTACTCAAACCATACATCAAAGGGTCAGGAAAGACAAGTGACAGGCTCAGCGATCAGCATCGACGGCAACTTCGAGGAGGTGGCGGCACTGGCCAACCAGATCGCCGCACGGTGCGGTAGTTCCGGCCCGGCCCTGGCGATCATCGGCGAGACGGTGCGGGCCTCGGTGCTGCAGAACTTTCAGGCCGGCGGCCGGCCGGCGGCCTGGGCTCCACTGGCCCCGGCGACGCTGAAAAAGAAGAAAGGCGGCTCGATCCTGCGGGAAAAGGGACATCTGATGGGCTCGATCAACGCTCAACCTGTGGGCAACGTGGTGCTGGTCGGCACCAACCGGATCTACGGCGCCATTCACCAGTTCGGCGGCCGCGCCGGCCGGGGCGGCTCGGCGAAGATCCCGGCGCGGCCCTTCCTGCTGGTGCAGGATGAGGACTGGCCGGAGATGGTCGAGCAGCTCGGCGACTACATCATGCAGGGAGGATGACAATGGGCACAACGAACAGCATCGCCATCAACGCCACCGAGCTGATCAGCGAGGAAGGAGCGGCCCCCGAGTGGGTGCTGCTGATCCCGGCCGGCCAGGTGATCGGCCGCGACGGCAGGAAGTGGCACAACTCTCGGCCGGAGGCGATCATCGCGAATCATGCTGCGCTCGATCGCGATCTGCCGATCGATATCGAGCACAGCAGCGAACACCGCGCCCCGAAGGGCGAGCCGGCCCCGGCCGTCGCTTGGATCAAGGAGCTGGCGGTGCGGGGTGGCGGCGAGATCTGGGGCCGGGTGGAATGGAACGCGGACGGCCGGGCGCTGGTCGGCGGCAAGTCGTACCGCTATCTCAGTCCGGTGATTGTCTATGAGCAAGACAGCGGCGCGATTGTCGGCCTGCTGTCGGCGGCTCTGACCAATCAGCCGAACTTCAAGCTGCCGGCGTTGAACCGGCAGGAAACAAACGAGGGCGCAAGCCCCGAGGAGGAAAGGATGCTGAAAGCATTGCTGGCGGCCCTGGGGCTGCCCGAAACCGGCACCGAGCAGGACGCGGTGGCCAAGATTGGCGAGCTGAAAACCAACCTGGCCACGGCCACCAACCGGGCCGAGAACCCAAGCCTGGAAAAGTTCGTGCCGCGAGCCGACTATGACCAGGCCCTGGCGCGGGCGACCAATGCCGAACAGGCGCTGGCCGAGGAGAAGAAACACAAGCTCGAAAGCGAGATCGAGACCGCCGTGAACCAGGCCCTGCAAGAAGGCAAGATCGTGCCCGCCACCGCCGATTACTACAAGGCGCAGTGCCGGCAGGACGGCGGGCTGGCGGCGTTCAAAAAGTTCTGCGAGTCGGCCCCGGTGATTGGCGATCCGTCGAACCTGGACGGCAAAGATCCGGCAAACGGCACCGGGACAGCCCTGAACGCCGCCGAGAAGGAAGTGTGCGAGCGCATGGGCATCAACGAAGACGAGTATCGGAAGACAGCCATCTGAGCCGCTCGCGGCGCGCCGGAGAGGAACACCAGCGTAACTGCAATCACACAAGGAGATCATCATGACCGCATTAGCAACCGAACGCGACACCAGGGAACGAAACGGCTCGTTGCTCACGCTTGGCGTCGCCGCTGCCAAAAAAATGTACGCCGGGGCGCTGGCCGCCCGCGACGCCAGCGGCAATGCCACACCGGGCGCCACGGCGACGACGCTCAGAGGGGTCGGCCGGGTCCGGGAAACCGTTGACAACTCCGCGGGGGCCGCCGGCGACGTCACAGTCGACATCGACAAGGGCATCTTCGCGTTTGCCAATTCGGCCGACACCGACGAGATCACCCGCGCCGACATCGGTGACGACTGCTATATCGTCGACGATCAAACCGTGGCCAAGACAGACGGCACGGCCACCAGGTCGGTTGCCGGCAAAGTGTTCGACGTTGATTCGGCAGGCGTCTGGGTCGATCTCAGATAACCGTCCGGACGATATCGAAAACCATCTACGAGAGGAGTAGGACGATGATTCTAAACAGCGCCAACCAGGCAATCCTTTTTCGGGCGTTTAAAGCGGCATTTCAGCGCGGATTCGCCGGCGTCAGCCCCATGTGGTCGAAAGTCGCGACCATGGTGCCGTCGTCGACCGGGACCGAGGACTACGGGTGGCTCGGGAACCTGCCCGGCATGCGTGAATGGGTGGGTGACCGGTTGATTCACAACCTGATGCAGCACGGCTACTCGATCAAAAACAAGAAGTTCGAGCTGACCGTCGGTGTGCCGGAGGACAAGGTTGAAGACGATCAGTACGGCATCTACACGCCGATGATGGAGATGCTCGGCGACGAGGCCGCCAAGCATCCCGACAAGCTGATCTTCGCCTTGATTGCCGACGGTTTTGCCACGCCTTGCTACGACGGCCAGTATTTCTTCGACAGCGATCACCCGGTCATTCAGAAGGATGGCAGTACGGCCTCTGTCTCCAACGTGCAGTCGGGCTCGGGCAACCCGTGGTTCCTGCTCGATACGAGCCGGCCGCTGAAACCGCTGATCCTGCAGAAGCGGCGCGACCCGCGGTTCATCAAGCTCGACCGGCCGGAGGATCAGAACGTCTTTATGAAGGGCGATCTGATCTACGGCGTCGACGACCGCAAGAACGTCGGGTTCGGCTTCTGGCAGATGGCGTTCGGCTCAAAAGCGACCCTGGATGCGACCAACTTCGAGGCGGCCTACGACGCCATGGGCGGGTTCAAGGGCGATCACGGCAATCCGCTCGGCATCAGGCCGACCATGCTTGTGGTCGGGCCGTCCAACGCCAGCGCCGGCAGGAAGATCGTGCAGGCGCAGTACCTCACCGGCGGCGCCTCGAACACCAACTTCAACCGGGTCGAGTTGCTTGAGGTGCCCTGGCTCGCATAACCGGGAGCCCTGAGCGAAACCATTGACGCCCGGCCGTGCAGCTCGCTGTCCGGCCGGGCATGCAAGGAGCGAACATGATCACCATCACGAGCAAAAAGGACGGCTTCCGGCGCTGCGGCATCGCCCACCCCGGAGCCTCAACCACATATCCGGACGATGCCTTTTCGGCAAAGCAGCTGAAAATTCTGCAGGGTGAACCGATGCTGACGGTTGTCGTCTCCGAGCAAACCGGCGGCGGTAACGATGAGCGGCTGAAAAACCTGGCCGCTGCGTGCGGCAAACTCGATCCGGACACGGGCAACAAAGAGCACTGGACAACCGGCGGCGTGCCGCAAACCGCGGCCCTGGAAGCGCTGAGCGGCGAGAAGAACGTCACCGCCGCCGAGCGCGACGCGGCCTGGAAAGCCTTTAACGAGGCGGGCGGTCGATGAGCTACGCCACCGCCGAGGAACTGGCCGAGCGGATCACCGAAAGTGAGCTGATCCGGCTGACCGACGAGGATGATCTGGGGGCGGTCAACACCGACACGGTGGCCGCCGCTCTGGAGGCGGCCGACGAGGAGATCGACTCGTATCTGGCCGCCAATCCCCGTTATACCCTGCCGCTGGTCGGGCCGGTACCGCTGTTGGCGACGCTGGCGATTGACATCGCCATCTGGAACCTGTACGCGCTCGACGCCTCCGGCGTGCCGGAGAACCGGAAAGAGCGCTACCAGGCGGCGGTGAAGACCCTGGAGCGGCTCGCCTCGGGCAAACAGTCCCTGGGAGCGGCCGAGCCGGCGGCAGCCGCCGGCGGTGAAGCGGCGGTGTTCTTCGGACCCGATCGACTGTTTGACCGGAATAAGATGAAGGGGCTGTGAGATGCGCGTTCTGTTGCCCGCCGTACAGGACGCCTTGCAAACGCTTGCGCTGTTGCACCGGGAGTCGGACTGCTATCTGACGCCGCATGCCAACTGGCTGCCGACCGGGGTGCGTTTCCCCTGTCTCGGCATCAAGGACGGCGGCGTGATCCGCGAGGAGCTGGGCGGTGAAATGATCGGTCTGACCATGACGGTGGAACTCGTGGCCATGACGTTGCTGCCGGCGGACGGCAGCGGCTTTGTCGGCGAGCAGAGCACGTTTGCCCTGCTCGACGCGGCCGGGCAACGGCTGATCTACAACCTTTTGCAAGTGCCCGGCGCGACCGGGGTGTCGATCGGCAACGATCTGCCGAGCGAGCTTTTTCGCAGCGACAACAACCAATGGATCGTCAAACTGGTGCGCCGCGTCATCTACACGGTGGAGCGGGCCGCAGAGGAGGAAGCATGAAGAACAAACTGTATCGCCTGAAGCCGGGTCAGGAGGCGTTTCGCCTGGTCGACGGGCCGATGGCCGGCCGCGTCTTTCGCCCCGGCGAGCGCTACGAGCAGATCCCAACCGGCATGAAAGCCAGGTTCGAGACGGCGGCTCCGGCGACGGCGGCCCCGACGAGGACCGGTAAACAACGGCCGGCCAGCACAGAGGAGAGTGCATCATGAGAAGCTATCGCGCCAACCATAACGTGATCGCCGTATCGGCAGCCATTGGCGAGACCGCGATCAATACCGAGCAAACCATCGATCTGAGCCTGATGGCGGCGCTGGGCAACGTCATCACCCTGGAGCATCGCCGCGAGAACAACAGCGACGAGGCCACCGGCCTGGAAGAGCCGGACTTGATCTATGATATCGGGGCGCTGGCCAAAGGGTCGCTGTCGTTTCCGCGGGCGCAGCCGCAGCATTTTGCCTTCCTGCTCGCCTACGGGCTCGGGGTCTGCTCGACCACCGCCGCCGGCAGCGGCTATCTGCACACCATCACCCCGATCTCCGGCGATCGCGACAACGACCGGTCGCTGCCGAGCTTTACCGCCCTGCAGCGCTACGGGTTGACGGTGCTCAAACGGCGGTTCGTGTCGATGTTCGTCGAGGCGGCGACCGCATCGTTCAAGAAGGACAGCTGGGTGGAGCTGACCGGCGAGATCACCGGCACCGGCAAGCATGTGGACAACGTCGTCGAGGAGACGGTAACCGCGGCCGAAGACGCCACGACGCTGAACCTGGCCGTCAATGGGGTACAGGGAGCGACGGCGGCGGAGCGGCTGGACAACGTGCAGCGCATCCGGGCCGAGTTGAGCCCCGGCGTGTGGACCGAGGTGGCGTTTTCGGCGGTGTCTTCCGCGACACCGGCGGCGATCACTATTACCGCACCGGGGGCGACGACCAGCCAGGTTGACTACAAGATCCTCTACGTGCCGACCGAAGATGCGGCCTTTAGCTTCCCGGCCAAGGTGCAGGAAACGCCGCTGCGGGTGGCGCAGTTGACCGTGTCGCTCGGCGGGGCGTGGGACGGCAGCGCGTTTTCCGGGGGGCGGACGCTGTCCAGCGAGATCAATTCCCTGGACTGGAAGCTGACCAACAATCTGGCCGTGGAGTTCGTGCCCGGCGCCGGCGGTTCTTATGCCGCTTCGGCTTTCCGGGAAGGGCGGAGCCAGACGGTGAGCTTTGATCGCAAGTTCCGCGAGACGATCTTGCAGCAGCACGTCAAGGACAACGACACCTTCGGCCTGCGCATCCTGGCCCAGGGGGCGGAATATGAAACCGGCCACAACTACCAGGTGGAGATCATCTTCCCGAAACTGGCGGTGCTCACCGCCGATCCGAAAGTGGACGGCAAGGTGAACGCCGAGGCCGGCGACTTACAGGTGCTGGAAGACGCCACCTATGGGTCGGTGATCGTCAAGGTGAAGAATTTACAGAGCGGCTACGCGGCGTAAGCGCGCCAGCCGGCCATCAACAAGGGGCGGTCCGGCCGCCCCGTAACACTATGAGGGAACCATGGCCCGCAGAGAAGCACCACAGCAAAATACGCTGACCATCCAGGATCAGCTGTCCGACAGCGAGATCAAACTGAGCTACCGGATGCCGACCACCAAGGAACGCCAGGGCTTTCAGAACCTGGCCGTCCAGCGCCGGCGCAACAAGGTGGAAATGAACCAGGCCGAGGCCCGGCTGAAATACGGCCTGAAGATCCTCACCGGCGTGCGCGACGGCGATTTCGAGCGGCTGCAGGACGGCGCCTACGTGCCGCTGTCGAGCCGCGAGGGGGCGGAGCATTATTACCCGGAGTGGAAGACCTGGATGAGCGAGCATGCCGCCGATCTGGTGATGCTGCTCGGCGCCCATGTGTTCGAGCAGAGCGCTCTGATCACCGCCGGTGACGAGGAAGAAGATGAAGACGATGAGGACGTCGAGGGAAAGTGACCGCCGACCTGGCCGCCCTGCGGCAGGGCTTGTGCGACGAGGATCAGGAGGCAGCCTGTCTCGACGAGATGGGCGAGGCGCAATTGGCCTGGGCCTGCGCCGAATGCTTGAAGATCCGCCGCGACGATCTGGGACCATACACGCTCAAGCTGCTGCACCTGGCCGCCCTGCAAAAAGGCGGCTACCCGCTCGACGCAGATGAGCTGAGCCTTGAGGAATGGATCGATTTAGGACGGATTAAAGAGGCGTTGAAACCGCCGGTAACCTGCCCATTACTGACACGCCATGAGTAACGCCAACACCCTGCAGATCCGCATCGAGGTCAACGATCAGGGCTCCAAGAAGATCAAGGCGCTCGGCGGCGAGGTGCGCAAAGTCGGCGACGAAGGTGAACGGGGTTTTGGCCGGATGCGCCGGTCGCTGAACGATTTCGACCAATCCGGCAACGTCACGCTCGGCACCATCACCAAGATGACCGCCGGCCTTGCCGCCCTCGGTGCTGCGGCTTCCGTTGCTATGGCCGCATTGGCTGCCAAGGCGGTGAAAGCGGCTTCTGATCTGGCCGAGGTGCAATCCAAGTTCAACGTGGTGTTTGCCGGGCAGACCGGCGTGGCCGAGGCCTGGTCTCGTGAGCTGGTGGCGTCGTATGCTATGTCCACCCGCGAGGCCAAGCAGTACCTGTCGTCGGTGCAGGATCTGCTGGTGCCGATGGGGATGGCCGCCGATCAGGCCGGGGTGATGTCAAATGAGGTCGTCAAGCTCGCCGCCGATCTCGGCTCGTTCAACAATCTGCCGACCGCCCAGGTGATGGACGATATCCAGTCGGCCCTGGTCGGCAACTACGAGACGATGAAGAAGTACGGCGTGGTCCTCAACGCCACCACTGTCGAGCAGCAGGCGATGAGCATGGGACTGGCGAAAACGAAGGCGGAACTGACCGCCGCCGACAAGGCCCAGGCCGCCTATGCACTGATGATCGAAGGATCGACCGCGGCCCTGGGCGATATGATCCGCACCCAGGACGGTTACGCCAACCAGGCGAAGAAGTTCCAGGCGCAGATCGAAGATCTGACCGCTGCTTTCGGCAAATACCTGCTGCCGATCGCCGCCGACGCACTGAAGCAGATCAACATCGCGCTGGGCGACGGGACCGACAGCGTTGATACGCTGGCCGCGGCCCTGACCATCAAACTGCTGTCGGCCCTGGGTTGGGTGCTCGAAGGGATGCGCTTTTTTCATAATGCCTGGCTGGCGATCAAGATTGTCGGGCAGGCATCGATTACAGCGATTGCCGTCGGCCTGGAAAGGCTGTTCGTCGGCATGCGCACACTGATGATCGGGTTCGACAAGATGATGGACGGCCTGGTGATGATCGGTGCGATTGATGTCAACCCGTTCGATACCATGGAAGCGGCCATGGCCGATTTCTCGTGGTCGGCCAAGCAGCAGTTATCCGACGTGGCCGGCGAGATTGATGCGACCAACGCAAAATATGACCAGATCGCCGACACGATCGACGGCATGGTCGAGAAGACCGAGCAGTCCGCAGAGGCAAACCGGAAAGCGGGGGAAGAGACGGCCGCGCTGGAAAAAGAGCTGGCGGCCGTGGGAACAACCGCCGGCGACACGACGACGGCGCTGGGCGGGCTCACTACCGAGACGGACAAAAACGGTAAAACGGTCACCGCCGCGGCCGATGCCTGGCAGCGTTATCAGGTGCAAATGACCAGGGCCGACGGCTGGCTGTTGCGCGACCGGGGCATGGTCAAGGCCAACGAACGGGCCGAAGAGATGATCGCGACGCTGTCCGACCTTGACGCGCTGGTCTCGGACAGCTCGTTTTATGACATCGCCGATACCATCGAGGCCGAGACCGAAAAAGCGACCGATACCTCGGCAAAACTCTGGGAAGACTTTGTCGGCAACACCGGCGATATCATCCACAACTTCGTCAACGATGTTGTCCGGGGCGAGTTTGACAGTATCGAGGACTTGTTTGGCGGCATGCTCGACTCGATGCTTTCCATGCTGCTCGATTTCATCTCGAAAGCCGCAGCCAACTCGCTGATCGACGTAATTTTCGGTGAAGGCGCCTCGGGCGAGAATTCGCTCAAGCTTGGCTCGCTGCTTGGCGGCTTGTTCGATGGTGAGTCGGGCTCCGGGTCGGGGTCCGGAGGCGGTTCCGGCGGTTACTCATTACCCACCGGCGGTATGGGCGAAGGGGCAAAGGCCTGGATCGCCAAAAACGTCAGCGAGCAGGCGGCGTCTTATTTTTCCACCGCCGCCGGCGCTGTCGGCGTTGCCGGCGGTGCGTATGGCATGTACTCGGGCATCAAAGACATGGGCGACGGCAAGATCGGCCAGGGCGCCGTCAAGACCGGCCTCGGAGCGTATTCCACCTATAAAGGTGGGGTAACGCTCGGCATCATTGAAGAAGGCACGGCGACCAAGATAGGCCAGTCGGTAGTGCAAGGCCTGTCGTCTTATATTGGCGGCAGTTCGTCAGCATACAGCGCCGGTGGGGCGATGATGCACATGGGCGGTTCTGTTGCCGAGGGCGGCGCCCTGGCGGCCAGTGGCGCCTCTTCTGCCGGTGCTGGTGGCGGTGGTGCGGCCGGGGCCGGGGCCGCCGGCGGCGGTTTGTCTCTTGCTTCTGTCGGTGTCGGTGGAATTTATGCAACCGCCGCCATGATCGCTTTCAAACTGGCCATGGGTAATCCGCAGAGCCAGGCCCAGATAAAGCGTGATCAGCTCAACGCCGGCGGGACAACTCCCGGCGACATCGTCGGAGCCGGGGCAACCGACCAACTGGCGATGTTTAGCAAGGCGCTGCGAACAGACGTGACCCCGGCGCTGACCGACGCGACCGTCGGCTCGTACAATGCCGGCAGCGGGCTTCTCGTGCTGGGGAAAAGAACTGAGGAGTTTGTCCGCACCGGCGCCGATGGGCAAGGCAAGCTGGTCGATGCGATGACGTATGATACCTGGCGCTGGGATGAGCTGGCCGGGGCGTGGAAGACGGTCAACTCGCCGATAGACGGTCTGGTGGACAAACTGCGCCAACTGGCCCCGGCCACTGATACCGCCGCCGCCTCTGCCGCCAATATGCTGGCAGCTCAAGCCGGGTACCCGGATCTTGCCGACGAGGTATTGACGATCTACAACGACCAGAAGGCCGGCTTGGTACAGCTCAGCGGGGAACATCAGCGGTTCGGCGGCCTTCTCGGGGCGGCCACAGCAAGGATGTCTGATGCAAGCGGCACGGCTTGGAGCCTTGCTGAATCGCTGTCCGGATCGGCATCTGCGTCTGCATCTGCCGCCGGCGCCGAGGACCGGCGCCGCGGATTGCTGCTCGGCGCCGCTGACGCAATAAGCTCGGCAACAGCGAACATGAACTCCCAGAAAGCTGCAACCGAAGCCCTGGCGGCGTCATCCGGTGCCGCCGCCGGTCGTATCAGCCAGGCCGCCGGCGATATCGGCGGCGCGGTGAACCGTATCGGCGGCCTGCTCGGCCGGGCCGCTTCCTTTTCAGATCCGCGCTTCCAGGGCAACGCGGCTGGGGCGATCTACAGCTATCACGCGCTCGGCGGAGTGATGACCAAGCCGACCGTGTTCCATGTTGGCGGTGAGGCCGGTGACGAGGCGATTGTGCCGCTGCACAACGGGCCGGACTCGTTCCGGAAGCTTGACGAAAAAGTAGACCGACTGCTCGCCGGCCGCGGTGGTGATGATGAGATGAAGGCGATCCTCGCTGCTATTGCCGCCTACTCGAAGAAAACATCTGATATCCTGCGCCGCTTCGAGTACACCGGCATCCCCGAATCGCAACGACAGGCGGTGACGGCATGAGAGTTATCGAGCCGCATGATCTGACGCTTGTCTCCACCAGTGTAGCCGCCAACAGCGAGCCGGAATGGTCGAGCGTGACGACCTATGATCTGGACGATACCGTGCAGGTGACCGACCGCACACCGCACAAGGTCTTCCGGTCGCTGCGCGGCAGTAATATCAACCGTTATCCGCCCGACTGGACAGAGCCGCAAGTGGAAACCGCGACGAGCACCAGCAGTCTGACGGTCGGTATCGGCAGCAAGAGTCTGACCGTGCAGACCGGCAAGGGGTTTGCTCCCGGCATGGTGGTGAAGATCGCCAAAACGACGACCCCGCGTACCGTACACATGACGGCGGAAATCGTCAGTTATGACGCCGGTACCGGGGCGCTGGCGGTGTCGGTCTATCAGGCGACCGGCGACGGGACGCATAACGCCTGGACGGTGACCAGCGAGGACGAAATCGGGTTCTGGGAAGAAGTGGAGAGCACCAATCAATACAAGATGCTCGACGAGTATGCCAATACCCAAACCGAAGACATCACTGAGATCGATGTCAAGCTTGCCGTGGCGCGGGCGGATTATATCGCATTGTTCGGCCTGTCGGGCAAGACGGTGGAGCTGACGCTCTGGAACGGCGATGAGACCGTTCAGTTATGGACGACCACCATCGATCTTGCCTACGGCGCCGCCGTGGTGGCGCAGATCGCTGACTGGTATGAGTATTTTTTCGGCGAATACGCCGTCAAATCGGAATGCACCGCGGAAATCGGCGTTATCACCTACGATGGCGTGTTGCAGATCCGGATCATGAACGATGCCGGGTTTGCGGTCGCGTGCGGCAACGTGGTGGCCGGCCGCATGCTCGACATCGGCCGCACCCAATATGGCGCCCAGGCGGGCATTATCGATTTTTCCTACCGCGACACCGACGACGACGGCCGGACCATCGTTACGCCCGGTTATTGGGCGAAACTCAACGAGGTTCAGCTGCGGCTGACAAACCACCAGGTCGATCCGGTTTACCGCAAGCTGTCCAGTCTTCGCGGGGTGCCGACCGCCTGGATCGGGTTTGACAACGGGGCTTACGAATCGTTCATCGTCTACGGTACGTTTCGTGACTTTTCCGTCACGGTGGCCGGCCCGAGCTATGCCTGGTGCCGGTTGGAAATTGAAGGACTGATCTAAGGAGCACACGTTATGTCACTATCGATCCCCCCTATCACATCGCTTCCGCAACCGCCGTTGAAAACAGATCCGGCGAACTTTGCGGAACGGGCCGATACCTTTCTCGACGCCCTGCCCGATTTTGTAGCCGAAACCAACACGGCCATCGGCGAGATGAACAAGATCACCAGCGGGCTCGATCAGCAAAGCCCGATCGCTGCCTACAGCGCCGCAACGACCTATGACTTCCCTGATGTGGTCGCGGGATCTGACGGATATTCGTATCGGTGCGTGGGCACAAGTGTCACCGGCGTTGACCCGACGACGGACGACGGCACGTATTGGCGGAAGCTCGGAGTCGGATTCGCATCAGAGGTTGAGGCTCTTGCTGGAACAGAGGATGGAAAGGCACTTAGCCCGGAAACCGGAAAGGCTATGATCAGGGCAATGGCAATTCCAGAACCACCGTCAGGCGTTTCTGCCGTCGAGAATGTGGCGGGAATGAATCTACGCAGAACCGGCGCCAATCAAATAACGGTCAGTAAAGGGGCATGTCTTGACAGTACGCTAACGACTCCGCTTGCGCTGACCGCAGACACTGCCGTTACAATACCAGCAGCAGCCAATACTCTTTACCATGTTTTTGTGGTGCGCTTGGTTTCCGACGGGTCGATAACGGTCAAGACTTACACGTCAGAAGCTGCCGTTGCAAGCGATGGCACGGTGGATCGGTGGCGATGGATTGGCTGGTGGCGAACAGTTGGTGACTCTACGTGTGCTCATATGATCAACAGCGGAGAGTATTACGCAGGATATAAAGCCTCAAATTTTGTTCTATCAACAAGCATTGGATCGTCTTACGCAACAGTCGATCATTCTTCATTTATTCCTGTTGACAGGGTTGTCTTGATTCTCTACGGCGCAAGGGACGGCTCAGTAAGTAATGGTGATATCCTTGCCAGCGACGATGGAACGAACGTTGCGTTTCTCGTTGGCAGAACAAAAGCCACTACCAGCGACACAGATGGCAATGCATGGGGTGGCCCGGACTTTGTTCCCTCGATGGTGGTTTTCAATCCTGATCGCCAGTTCAGATGTGCGGATGGAACCGTCGATTTGCTTATACATCAGGTCAAGGTAAGGAGATAGCTCATGTGGAAATGTGTATTCAATGAAACAACCGGCAGGGGCGTAGCCTTCGGTCGCCAGGCCGGTGAAGGTGAGATTGTGGTCGAGTTGCCGCCGTCTGAGTGCGCTTGGTTCAACAGTACGCCGGAGCGGTACCAGTATGTCGACGGCGTATTCTCTGAGGTATCTGCTGAGGTGTGGGACGAGACGCTGAAAGCTCGGGCAAGGGCCGCAAATGCCGCAAAGGCTGCTGCCGAAGTCGAGACGCAGCTTGACAGACTGGCGAAGAACGAATCGAGAAAATCAGCCGGGCTGCCCCCGCTGATGAATCAGGCGTCGGTAGAGTCACTCAAAAGCCATATTCAGCTGGTTCAGGCAGAAGCGGACAACCCATCAGACGACATTGCCTGGAATCCGCCACTGCCGCCCGGTGTCACGCCTCCGGCAATCAAGAGCCTCGCTGTCGTCATCAAGCGTGAGCCCGGCTGGCAAGGCAACCTTGGCTTCCGGGTAACGCTGCAAGCGGCAACCGAAGATTACGTGCCGACCAACCTCGCTCTGGCTGTCTATTCCGGCCCGAACTGCGAGGGCTACCAGTACACGACCGGAGCCTTTCAACAAGACGCAGAGTCCGGTGAATACTATGCAGTCTGCCCGGCCGGGTTTGAGCCGGGGGACGTCGCTATTCATTTCGGGCTCTTGTACGGCGCCGCCCAGCTATCCTGCTTTACGATGGCCGCTGGCGTTGCCGAACGGGTTGTATACGCATACGAGGAGAAGCCATGAAACAGCGCTGCCTTTTTTTGTCGTTGCCGGCCGGTGGGAAGTGAAGTGCGGATCGGCGGCTCGGCGGTTTTTGATCTGATCATATGGCGCGTGGACGCGCCGGGAGGTGAACGATGAACTGGATGCGCGGAGTGTCGGTAATGCTGGCGGTGTTGCTGGCGATGACGTTGGTTGGGTGTGGTGGCAAGACAAGGTACGTGCTCGATAAAGACGGGGCGGTGCTTGAGGAAAAGTCGTTTTTTACCTCGGAAAATCTCGAGACGCATTATCAGGCGATGCAGCAGCAGACCAACGCGCTGATCGGTCTGCACCAGCGTAATGCGTACAGCACAGATGCGGAAAAGATCATGGGCGGCATCATAACCGCGATGCTGGTGGAAAAGGTATCGACAGTGCCGGCGCCGCGCACCATGGCCGATGTGTTTGACCGCAACCTGACGGGCTGGCTGTCGCTCGGTCTGCAGGCCTACCAGGTATTCGATAGTGACAGCGGTCACCGGACGCGCACTGGGTCACCGAATTTGGCCATCAAGGGAGACGGCAATAACCTGATTTTCGACTCAGAGCTGGGCACCGGGGCCGGTTCACAAGCGCAGTTCTGGTTTGGCGAATATGCCGACTACAACATGGATATCAGCGGCGAGTCGAGCGGTTCATTCAACGCCTCGCGGCCTTATTCGTACAGCTCGGACGACGACTGGACTCGGACCGAGACGAGTACCCGGGTCGATTCGCCGTCGAAGAGTGATTCGAGCCTGTTTTAAGGGGGCGCCATGAACCTGAAATCATCCTTTCTGTCCGGTGAATTCTGGCTGTTTGCCGTGATTGCGCTGGGCATGATGTATCTCGAACACAAGGGGATCTCGGCGGCTGATGTCAAAGCCCATGGCGAGGTGCTGGTGGTCAAGATGCAGGATTACCTGACTGCCGTCGGGCCGCTGCTGCTGGCCGTGGCCTTTGGTATCAAGCGGACGATCCTGAAGATCCAGAAGATGAAAGCAGAGATGGCCATCCAGATCGAGCAGATCCGCACGGCGCTACGCGAGTGAGTTGATGGAAACCAAGGCGCTCAGCGTTGAAGGGATAGAGCTGGTCGTTCCGGCCTTTCTGGTCCAGTGGTGGCCGCACCAGCTGCCGCTGGACGGGTTTCCGTCGTTTTGCGGAGCCGGAGGCGGCCTCGGCGATGCACTGGTGCCGGAAAACTGTTACGGGCTGCCGCTGTCGCCTTCCTGCTTTATCCACGATATCAGCTGGCGAGTGGTCGAGGCCACCTGGGCGGGGTTTCATCAGGGCAATTCGATGTTTCTGCACAACAACCTGGCGATCATTACCGCCCGATCAAGGTTCCCGCTCAAGCAGCTGCGGGCTTACCGAGCGGTGACCTACTTCAACGCGGTGGATACCGTCGGAGCAAAATATTTCTGGGACGATAAGCGGCAGTTCGGCACCTGCGACAACCCACTTGATGACCCGATAGTACTGGATAAGCTGGCGCGGGTCGGCGTTGAACCGCTGCGCCGGGCGGCGTGACCGCGTTCTATTTTATATAGGTGCGACGATGACCAGATTGAGTACGCATTTTTTCCGGCAGGAATTCACCTGTCGCTGCGGTTGCGGCTTTGACACCGTTGATGCCGAGTTGCTCATGGTGCTGCAATGGCTGCGGTGGGAAACGGGCAAGCCGGTCCGGATCAGCTCTGGCTGCCGTTGCGAGAAGTACAATAGCCGCGTCAAGGGTGCGAAACGATCAAAACATGTGACCGGCCGGGCGGCGGATATCGTTGTCGACGCATATCAGCCGGCAGAGATCTTCCACTTGATTGACACCAACTTCCCCGATCGGCTCGGGCTGATCGAGTACGGTACGTTCGTCCACGTCGACGCCAGGGAAGGTAAATATCGCGACAAGCGATAGAAGGTCAGGACAGGGGGATGCGCAAACATCCCCGAACCGGCCGAGCGTGCGCCAACACGAACGGCGGTCCACAGGGTTCACCTGCCATAGTCCTGGTGCTTGGGGCACGGGACAATTTCTAGCAGGTCTCCCTGCAAATTGAAAGGCTATTTATGGGAGCGTTAATACCGTATTTCGGAGGTAAAACCAGGCTGGCAAAACAAATCATCGACCGATTTCCCGAGCACACCTGCTATGTCGAGGTGTTCGCCGGCGGGGCCTCGGTCTTTTTCAGCAAGGAGCCGTCACCAGCAGAGGTGATCAACGACCTGGACAAGGAGTTGATCACCCTGTATCGGGCGGTGAAGCATCACCCGGAAGAGTTGTACCGGCAGTTCAAATTTTCGCTGGTGGCCCGAAGCGAGTTCAATCGGGAAACGCAGGTAAATCCCGAGACCCTGACGGACATTCAGCGAGCGGCGCGCTATCTCTATCTGCAAAAGATGGCCTTCGGCGGCCATATCACCGGGCGGACCTATGGCACGGCGACGACCGGCAAGCCGCGATTGAACCTGCTGACCTTGCAGACCACTCTGGAGCAGGCCTGGCAACGCCTGGCCAACGTGAATATCGAGTGCATGGATTTTCGGGATCTGATCAAGCGATACGATCGGCCGCACACTCTGTTTTATCTGGACCCGCCGTATTGGAATCTGCCCGGCTACAACCATAATTTTCAGGAGCAGGACTTCAAGGATCTGGCTGAGCTGCTCGCCGGCATCAAAGGAAAGTTTCTGATGTCGTTCAACGACACACCGGAAATCCGCGCGCTGTTCGGGCGATTTCAGATTGAGGAGGTGGAGCTGAAATATTCACTCACGAGGTCGGCGCTTGGAAGGAGCAAAACTCGCATCGAATTGCTCATTTCAAACAGCGAAAAAGGGGGCTTTTAACAGGGGTGAATCGGGGGGCTTGCCGGAACGAAAATAGGAGCCTAATCAGGTTAGGATTTTGGTATCAAACCTCGCGACTTTTGGTATCAAACCTCGCGACGCGCTACAAAATCGACCCGCGATCCGGTCGCTGGTAAAACGAGCTAATTTGTGCACCTTATTGACCACACATCATGAAATTTAAACTGATCTATCCCCGCTGGGCCAAGCTGGCCCGGCAGACCGAATTCCATCTGCCGCCCCACGGCCCGGTTGTCTTCGCCGCCACGCTTCCCGATTACGTCGAGGTCGATTTTGTCGACGAGAATCTCGAGGAGCTCGATTTTGACGATCCGGTCGATTTCGTCGGCATTTCGATGATGCTCACCATCCAGGTCAAACGCGGCTGGGAGATTGCCGACGCCTATCGCCGGCGGGGGATCAAAGTGATCTTCGGCGGCATCGCCACCATGCTGCACGCCGAGGAGACCATGGCCCATGCCGATGCCGTGTTCCTCGGCGAGGCCGAAGGCCGGATGGAAGGAGTCCTGGCCGATTTTCGCAACGACGCGCTGCAGCCGCTGTACGATTATCTCGACCGGCGCCCCGATATCGCCCTGGTCGGTCCGGCGCGCCGCGATATCCTGAAGCGGGAACTCTACAACTACAAGGGCGTGCAGATGGTCGATCTGGTGCACGCCTCCCGGGGCTGCCGCTTTAACTGCTACCCGTGTGCCGTATCCTACCTCGGCGGCCGCGTCTTCCGGCCGCGCCCGGTCGAGCAGACGGTTGCCGAGATGGCGGGGATCGACAACAACCGGCTGTTCGTTGTCGACAACTCGCTGGCCCAGGATACCGCTTGGGAAAAAGAGCTGTTCCGGGAGATGATCCCGCTGAAAAAGAAGTGGTGTTCCCACCCGATCGAGGACAAACCCGAGGTCCTCGATCTTGCCGCGCAGGCCGGTGCCTGGTATGTCTACCAGGCGGTCTTCGACACCTCCGATTATATCAGGGAACGAATCAAGCGCTACCACGATCACGGTATCGGCGTCGAGGGCACCATCCTGCTCGGGCTGGACAGCCACACCGAGGATTCGATCCGGCGCCTGATCGATTTTCTGCTGGAGATCGAGCTTGACCTGGCCGAGTTCACCGTGCTCACGCCCTTCCCCCACACCAAGGCCTATGACGAATTGCACCGGCAG